GAGTCGGGGGAACCCGTGGCCTCCACGGTCTTCTTGAACGCCTTGTTGAGGGCGGCCTGGCGCTCCTCAAGGCTGGCCTCGGGGTCGATCTTGAGGTCAGTCTGGCTGAAGTCAACGGCCGACCCCTGCGCGGCGAGGTACTGCTTGTCCTCGGCGACGCGCTTCGCCAGCATCCCCTCCAGCGCCGGCGAGAAGCTGGACATTGCCTGCGCCAACTGCTGGAGGCTGTTGCCCGTGAGCTGCGCTCCGGGGGCCGGCAGGATGTTCAGCGAGACGGGGGACGCGACCGGCTGGATGGCGACCTGGGTCAGGTCACGGGGGCTCAACGAGTTTGGCATTGTTATTTCGTGAGACCGGCACGATCTTGGTAGTAGGAGAATGAGTTGTAATCACCACCGCCTCCATTACCGAGCCAGTAACGACCCATGCCAGTCGGGCTACCGTACCTATCGACAGCACCGAGCGCCGCTCCTCCGGTCTGGAAGATCGGCGACAGGATCGACGGCTGCGCCTGCGTCGGGTACGACCGGATGATGTTTGCCTGCGTCTGACCCTGGAGGCCAAGCTGTTCGATCTGAAGCTGACGCTGCCGGAAATCGTAGTTGAGGTTCAGGTTGCTAAGGCTCTCCGTCTGCTGACGCTTGAACTCTTCCATCAGGATGGACACGGTGTTTCCGGTGATACCGGATTCACCAGCCGTGGTCTGGATGTTGCCGTAAGCCTTGGATGCCTCATTGGTCAGCTGCTCCACCTGCTGGGCCTTGGCGATCTGCTCTTGCCGCTGCCGTACCGCCATTTCCTGATACTGGTTGACCAGGTTGGCCTGAGACAGGCGTTCGGACTGCTTGAACTGGGCAGCCTGCGCGTCAGCCGATGCCTTTTGACCAGCAAAGGACACGCCGGCGCTTGCCGCAGCAGCGGCCACTTGCAGCACCGCCATCGTTCCAGCAGCAGCAGCCGCTGTTTCGGACGCTCCCATCGCAATACCAATAGGAGCCAAGAAACCTAGGCACATTACTCAGATGTCCTTTCTGAAGTATCCGATTTCAAGGTTGTTGTGGGCGGTTTGGCTGGTCATGGTGAATCCAAGCCACTTCAGCCATTCGACGTGCTTGTCATTGCGGAGATCCACCCAGTTGGCGATCCCCTTGATGCCGTGGTAGCCCTTCAAGGGTTCAGCGATGTGGTCGATCCACAGCGAGCTCTGCCGCAGGAACGTGGTTGGGAACGTGAACAGCTCCTCGGTTCCTAGAAGCCAGATCGTTGAGTCCGGCTTTGCAGGCGCCACGCCGAACATTGCCGCTGCGTTCCCCGATGGTCCGATGACGGAGAGAGGTTGCAGCGAGTACTCCATACTCGACCGCAACGACTGCAACGGATCAACCCCCCACAGCTCGCATTCCTTTCGGTCTGCGTCTCGGAGGTGTTCCGAGATCCAAAGGCAGTCTGCCTCTTTCGCAGGACGCACATGGGGTGTCATACGGGCTGGTTGCGGGCGGTGTACTTGGCTTCAAACGTGGCGCTTTGGATGCGGCACGGCAGGTACGAGCTGCTCGTGACGGTCACCGTGGCATCCTCGGATCGGCAATGGACCGGGTAGCGGAAGGTCCTGGATTCCGTGAACGGAGACCCCAGGCTGAGGTTCGTCCCGAGGTAACCGCCGTCAAAGACATAGGTGAACGGGTCTCGGTAACGAGGAGTCACGGTCACCTTGAAGTGACCCGTGTCCTCAAACGCGAGTGACCCATAGGTCAGTTGGAGGCGACCCTCGATCAGGGGCTTCCCCTGCACCCGCATGAACTGGCGGGAGAACGTCCACCGCATCTCATACGGAAGTCCGACGTAGGCGGTCTTGTTGTTGAAGTCACCGATGACCGTCACATACGTCGAATCAATCGAGTTGACCGGGCGCTGGACTCCGTCGATCACCACCACGGGGGTGGTGGCGTAGGCGATCCCGGTCGGCAGCGTGATCCTCGTGGTCCCGGTCACAGCGCCGGTGGTCGATGCCGTGGCCGTGAACCTCCGGTCAAGATGGATGCCCCAGGTCAGGCTGCTGTCCGTGAACTTACCTGGGAACTCGACCTTCTCAAGGAACGTCGCGGTGCCCCTGGTGACAGCCATGTACATGGTCTGGTCGTACCACTCCATGCCCACGACGTAGGCACCGCTGCCGATGTCCCACTTGCTCCAAGCAGACTGGATCTTGTCGTTGCCGTTGACGTACCACTTGTAGTTGTAGAGACCGGAGTCCGTGCGGAGGAACGCCGTGGAGTCATTGCTGCTCACGGCGATCTGCTTGGGGGACCCTTGGATGTACGACGGCACGTTCGCCGTCAGGTCAACGGCGTCGTACTTCTGCGTCACGTCGATACGCAGGTACTCGCGGACACCGCAGCTTGACCCGCGATTCTGCAAGAACAGGAGTGACCTTCCGACGTTCGCCGGTCGGCAGATCGACGAGGCGTTTTGGAACTCGGTCGTGTGGGAGACGATGGCCGTCTCCGGTGTCAGCGTCGAGTCGTTTCCAGTCCCAAGTACGAACTGAGACAGGTCGGAGAACAGCATCAGGTTCGAGTCCCACTCGATGGCAGCCTGCAAGGACGCGACCTTGCTGTGGCCGACAGAGATGTCGATGGGGTCGGAGTCGATGATCTGCGTGGTGGTGGTCCGGAAGAAGTTGAAGTAGCTGCCGGCTTCAGAAAGCACTACCTTGTCATCCGCAACGAACCCGAGGCGGTTTCGGTAGAGGAAGATGTCTTTCAGCTTGCGGTTCACAAACGATGGCATGGGGGCGCTTGTGTCATCGCCAGCCTGCCTGGTGTTCCACGTCGCAGGGATGCAAGCGAAGTTGCCGTCGCTCCTGCGGATAAGGACGTACGGCATCGTTGTTTGGTCTAGTGCGGTGTCTACGTTGAAACCAACGGTTTCCTGCCAATACCCGCTCCCGCTGACGCCGTCGTTGGCTACAAACTTGACGTAGTAAGCACTCGGCTCGTCTTTGTCCATGTTGCCTCCGACACCGATCAGGTACCCGTGGGGAGCCTGCAACGGGAGGTCGGAGATTCTTTCTACCTTTGCTTTGGCGCACTTGATGAACGTATCACCGGCTCCGTCAGTGACCTTTACCGTGTAGTACGGACAGTCGGGAGTGAGCGAACAAGTGATCTTGATGGTGCATTCACCAATCACAGACGCAGAGAAGTAGGTGTTTGACGAGTTTTGGTTGAGTTGCAGCACCAACGCATCAGCAATGTCAGCTGGTATCGGATCAAGAGCGCCAGTAGGTTTCGTGCCTTGACCACTCCAGGTCTTCACGCTGTAGTACCTGTTGATCCCAGGGGTACCCGTCACACCCAGACACAGAACGATCATGTACTCCGTGTTGTATGATCCGGCGACAATCGTCACGAGAGAACTACCATCAGGAGATGGAGATCCAGCGTCCGTCTTTGGCAGAACCGTCTTGCTCCGGTTGAGCAGGAACGTGTAGTCAGCAATCGTGATGGCCCGGAGATCGGACGGGCTGTTTAGGTACGAGGGGAAGGTGAACGGGATCGAGGTGAGTGTCTTGTGCCCGTACAGCTGGTACGCATTCCCGTTCAGATCAAACACGGACATTCCGGAACTGGTGATCCGAATGCAATACCGTTCGCTGGCATCACGGTTCACGAAGTGGACGAACTGGGTGTTCGCGTCAGACGCCAGCTTGGCGACGTGCTGCGTCGGGGGGCGCTTGGTGAGCCCATCCGTCAGGCTGGGGTAGGCGTTGGTCTGCTCCGTCAGTTGCGAAGGAAGCCGCATCTCCGACGGCTGCTGCGAAACCCCCTGGATGAGGTTCGGGATCTGGAGGGAGATCAGGCTCATGCCCACCGCCTCAGGTTCGCGGCGATGTCGGGGTTGTCGAAGATGTTGAAGCCGCCCTGCTCTGCCTCGTACTCACGCAGGAGCATCATCGCGTACTGTTCGTCACGCTCGGTGAGCGCCACGATCTTCTCGCTGCCGACCATGCGGGCCGCCAGAGTCCGACCAGCGCGGATCATGGTGTACCGGCGGGCCGCCTCAGGCATATCGTCCCACTCAAGGTATTGGATGGCCTTGAGGTCAGAAACAACGCCGGAGAACACGTCAGTCGCGTCCGTGCGGTTGTAGAGGTAACCGCCCTTCTTCGAGTAGTCCTTGGTCGGGTGGGACACGCGGACCCAGTTGGACGGCACGGGGATTTTCCCATCGACCTGCGGTGACAGGCTTTGGTTCTTGATGGTGTTCCATCGCCACTCGCGCTGCATCAGGTCACGGCAGACCTCGTCAAGGAGGTTCAGCGCAACCGCGATGTCGGCGGAGACGGTCCCGTCCAAAGACGAGACGGGCGACTCCCCGATGCACGAAAGCATGGAGTTGATTGCCGAGAGTTTCGTGGTTTCGGTGACAGCCATGTTGATGTTCGGGTAGAGGCCCCTGACGGAGTTAGCGTCCGCCAGGGGCCCGG